ACCTCAAAACTGAGTCTGAAGAAGACAAGGTTGAAGAGATGGCTGAAGATAAGTCTGAAGACAAAGCTGAGATGAAGGCTGAAGACGAAGACGAAAAGAACAAGATGGGATATCAGAAGATGAGTGAATCAATCACCCCTGATGTAAACCTTCTCAACGAGGTCGCTCTTCTTCGCGAGAGCCTAGCAGAGCTCACCGCCGAGCGTGACGCCATCAAGCGTGATCAGGCTGTCAGCTCTCTCCTCAACGAAGGAAAGATCAGCCCTGCTGAGCAGACTGTGGCTGGTAAAGCGTGGGACCTGCGAGACGCTCAGCCTGAGTTCTGGCAAATGTTCTCTGAGCGCGCTAGCTCTTCAGCTGTGCCACTCGCTGAGATCGGCCACGGGGCAAGCGGTGAGGAGATCTCACGCCAGACTCTCAATGAGCAAGTTCTAAAGCTCAAGCAAGAGAAACAAGTAACCTACTCTGAGGCGCTCGACCTTTTCCGCGCCGAGAACCCTGACTACTACTCTAAGGCATTAGGAGTTTAATCATGGCTAATACTGATAACATGATTTCTTTCGTCGCGGCTGAGGCTATCACTGAGTTCGCCGCTGTATCTGTTGATAGCGCTGGCAAGGTTGTCATCACTGACGCTTCAACTGATGAAGCTTGTGTCGGCATCGCTCAGCGCGCTTGCTCAGCAGGTGACGCCGTTGACGTAATTGTAGGTGGCATCTCACGCGCTATCGCTGGCGCTGCCATCGCTCCTGAGACTACCTCTCTTCTCATGGCAGAGGCTAACGGAAACCTTATCCCTCTCGTTAAGGGATCAGGGAACTTCTCAGTTGCTCGCATCCTTCCAAACATTAATCATCACTCTCCTGCTGATGGTGACCAAATCAAGGTCGTCTTCACAGGTCCGAGCAACTACGAGGCATAAGGAGTAACTCATGGCTAGTTCATATAGTAATCTTCATCCAGTAGACCAGATCTTAACTAACCTCGTCGTTGAGGCGGTTCCATCTGACAATCAACTCATCGCTGATCAGATCTTTGAGACAATCAAAGTACCTGAGCGCTCAGGAACCATTCTCCTCGAGGAGACACGGAACTTCATGGGCGCTGGCGCTGGCCTCGACCTTGAGCGCGCTCCTGGAGCTTCACGCGCTACTATTGGTGGCTTTGATCGATCAAGCACCACCTTCAAGGCGAAGATCTACGCAGCTTCTGACAGTATCGCTATGGAGGACATCTTCGACTCTCAGTATCCAGGGAGCGAAGAAGCTCGCATCGCCAAGAAGGTAGCGCGCGTCATGAAGCTCGCAAAAGAGAAGCGCGCCGCTGATCTCCTCTTCGGTATATCTAACTTCAACAACGACACAGCGGCCAACGAGTTTGGCGGTGAGTTTGATGATGTTGGCTCTACTCCTCTCAGCGATCTCTATGACCTACGCAACACAGTGTTTGAGGCGGCTCATGGTATCGCTCCAGATACTCTCGTGCTCGGCCATAAGGTCTTCCGCACTCTTGCCAAGAATCCTGAGGTTCGCGGATACCTTGAGGTAGGCGGAGCTAGCACTGTTGGAGTAGCTGCAGGGTCACGCATCCTCAATAACCAATCAGTGATTCAGATCCTTCGTGATGTGCTTGGCATCCCCAACATTTATGTTGGCGCGGCTCGTCGTGACACTGCGGTCCCTGGTGCTACTTCTTCAGAGTCTTATATCTGGACTGAAGACGCACTCTTTATGGGTATCCTCAGAGGCTCTGATGCAATCGTTCAAAAGAGCGGTAATGTCAAGGGTATGCCTACAGCGGCGATCAACCTAGAGTTTGGTGGCATGATCGCTGGTCAGTATGACTCATTAGACCGTACTCGCCGTTATGTTTATGCTGAAGAGGTCCACGAGTTTAAGAGCCTCGACGGTACTCTTGGGCGCATCATCACGAGCGTTGTGAACTGAGTTTGAGTAGATGCTTGAGACTAGCCATATATATCTCTCCGAAGATGCGGATAAGCTCGCCATTGATGACCTGACACGACAGGTTAAAGGCGAGCGTGGTCCGGTGGCTAGTCTCATCAGAGCTAGACGCGATCAGCTCAGAACAGAGGTTGAGGCCGAGCGTGGCTTTATCCTCGCACTGAAGAGAACGCGTAAAAGTCTAGTGGACCTCATGACCATGGTGGCCACTAGCAATGATCCAGCCCTTATGATGAGCTTCACTGATGAGCAAATCATGGACCTCATCTTGAGGGGTGGCCTTGGCCTTGCGGTCGATGACTTTATTGAGTCCACTGATAAAATCAGAGCAAGCGTTGAGAGATCGCTTGAGGTGATTGGTACTGACCTCTCCCCTCAGGCTATGCCTCAACTTGACCTGATCCAAGCACAAGCCTCATCAGCGGTGTTTGAAGATGTGCTGATGCCTGACATGACCAGAGCAGTTAAGGGCGCTCTCAGGTCTATGACGTTAGCCATACCTGTTGAGATCATTAAGAGTGACTTAGAGACTCAACTAGAGAGAGCAGAGGGCCGACAGCTCACAGAGATCAAGACGCAGATCTCAGAGTATGGGCGATCAGTCACAGCGGTAGCAGCTGCAGACGCTGGCCTTGATCATTATCTCTACACAGGCCCAAGAGATGGAATCACTAGGCCCTTCTGCAAAGCATTGATCAACCTAGTGGTCGATGAGAAGCAGATGAGTCAACTAAATAACAATCAAGGCAAGCCGGTCAAGATCGCCTGCGGTGGGTACAACTGTCGGCACTCTTGGAGCCCTGTGACTGAGGGTTTCATCGAGGCGGCTGACCTGAAGCGCGCCACGGCGAGCGATATCAACGACGCGAACACAGGAGCCAGGAAGCGATGAGAAAAGCAGTCAAAGATCAGGTCTATCACTTCGTGTGGCAACCTCCACAACCTTACAGCGGGTCACCTACTCTCACCGTTGGTTTCAGCGCTCCACTAACTGATGAGCTTTTCACCCAATCAAGGACTGATGCGACCGTTACGAGTGTGGCCAATGATCGGCGCACTCTCACTCTAAGCTCTGCGGTGAGTGTTGCTCTTGAGCGTGATGAGGTCAGAGCTTTTCTTAAGACCACTCGCGACACTTACTACGCAGTAAAGGTGACTCGTTTAGGTGGTACGACTGCGGTCTTGGCCGAGCCATTACCACGAGAGCTCGACTTGACCACAGCGGCCACTCTTAACTTTGCGATGAGTTATGTGGATATACTAGCGTCTAAGCTAGACACTAGTGGGGTCTATCCATACACCATTCAATACGCTGATCTTGTTGGCGGTAATCATGTAGAGACTGGTCTACTAAAGGTTACCCCTCGACCGTTTGACACTGGCCTAGATCATGATGAGCTGGTGGCTCAGTTCGCAAACCTCGCTGATATGGTTCCACGTCGACAGAGTGACTTTGCACCTCAGATTGAAGCGGCGCTAGATGAGATTATCTTAGTCATCAGAGATCATGTGATAGCTGATGGTGTGACTGAGGATGAGGTATTCAATCAGCAGAGCTTCAAGCGCGCTCATGCATACTGCGCCGCCGCTAGCGTCTATGAGATGAATATGCAGTTCGACGCCGCTGACCAGATGCGAGCTAGATGCAAGGAGCTCCTCGATATAGCGTTGAGGTCGATCACCCTAGACTTAGATGGTGATGGTGTAGTTGATGAGGGTGAAGAGAACCTCAGGAGAGTGGGCGGTAGCGATCGAGACTTTAGGGCTTCATGGCGCGGATACAATAAGAGCGAGGCTGATGCTTTCTTCACTCCGGTTAGAGGGATGAAGCACTGATGGCTACTAAGGTCACTCTCAATCTACCCAAGGTTCTATGGACCGCTAAAGATATGGCAGGCCTAGCCGCCAACACACTAGCGGCGATCAAGCTTAGAACTTCAAAAGGGCTAGATGCAGATGGTTCATCATTCAAGGGGTACTCCAAAAAAGCTATCTATGTCTCCAAGCGTGGCGCTCGACTAGCGCCCAAAGGTGGTGAGCCTTCTAGGACAGGTGAGAGCGTCTTCTATAAAGGTGGATATCGTCAATATAAACACGAGAGCAGAAGACGTGGCGGAGATGATGATAGCGCTGAGGTTGATCTAGTCTTGTCAGGTAACATGATGAATAACTTGGTAGTTAAAGAGGCTACCTCTAATCAGTTCGTGATAGGTCTTACAAAACACGCACAATATGGATATCTCGTCAACGCTGATAGAGAGTTCTTAGGGCTCAGTGATGATGATGTTGAGATACTCGTGAAGGCGGTAGAGATTGAGATAAGGAGTAAGATCAAATGAGCCAAGGTATCTTCTCTGCACTCGCATATCTCGAGGATCAGCTAGAGGCCACGACGCCAAAGACTGATCTACATCATGGGTTTGTCGCTCACTCACGCGCCAACGGCCTCACCACACCTCTTGAGGAGCGCTACAACTCTCAGCGCTACTTCGTTCTAGATCTGGCTGAGATGCCTAGTGATGATGGTGCAGCTGGTCTAAGCGGTAGACGCAGAGCGACCATCAACCTCAGAGTTCGTTATGATATCCCTCAAGATATGACCTATCTATTTAGGCTCATGGCTGAAGATGCAGAGTATTTGATGGTGACCCTTAAAGGCCCTGATTATTCACTAGCCACTACGGGCATCGTCTCGGTGATTCCAGAACCACCAACCTTTGAACCTCTCAACATCGGTGAGCAGGGTATTTATATTCTGACCATTCCCTTCACTCTTCTCTACTTGGAGGCTTAATCATGGCGGTAACTCATCGCTCATTATCAGTCGCTGTTGAGAGCTCATTTGGCTCACTCAGCGCTTCTACTGGTCTACCTGATAACTCAGGTCTCACCTATGTCTCAATCCCTTGCGAGCGTGACCCAATCATCATCCCTGGTGAGCCCGTGGTCAGTGAGCGTCTTGACGCTCGTGACGGTAACTATGTCTTACCAGCTGAGCCAGATACAGTCTGGTCTGGTGGCTCTCGCGTTCGCCGACGAACCGGCCAAGTCGTATGTCGAGTGGACCTCACCACCGTTGGCACGTCTGCTGATACATACGCCGCTAACTATCTGGGCTATCTCCTCGGCGCTGGCCTTAAGACTCAGTTACCTAGTGTATTGTCTGATACAGTCACAGCGGTAGACGCGAACACATACACCCCTTCATCAGCGCCAACCTCTGCTGATGTGGGTACTCTTA